CAACAAAAAGACCCTCGCTGAAGCACACGCCATCCTCGACCGGATCCAGAACGAGGGTGCCCACAAGATGCCTTACTACCCGGAGCGCCTCGCCTCCGCCCAGAGGCTCGTCGACGACATCACCCGCCACCAGGCCAAACTCCAGGACGAGCTCGCCGCCCTGGAGGCCAAGGCGGCCAAAGCCAAAGAGCCCAAGACCTGCCACGGATTCACCCAGACCGGCCACGTTTTCGCTACCACCCTCGGCTGGGACGGAAAGGACTACGAGGGCATCGGCAAGACCTGGCCCTGCTGGGAGAGCCCGAGCCACCCCGGCCAGCTCTTCATCAGGATCTACATCGCCCGCTACAAAGAGTGGGGATTCCTCAAGGTCACGGACCGCAACAGCGCCGCCGGCGCCCCGGTCGTCGAATTTCAGTGCAGCTTCCCCAGATACGAATAAACCCCAAACACATACCACCATGGAAACCTACAAACTCACAATCCTCGAAAAGACCGGCTGGATCACAAAAAAGGAAACCAGCGACACAAGCATCCTCGAGCAGTACAGAAAAGAAGCTCACGACCAGGCCCTCAAATACCTGCCCTGGGCCAACATCGAGGACAAATTCACCCACCTGGTCTACTATTACGAGATAGGCACAGAGGTCGACATCCGATTCATTCCCACGGCCTGCACAGACGCCGACCTCGACCTGTTCATCCAGGAATGGCAGCCCGCCTACGTGGGCGCCTTGCACAGAAGATAAAAAATTTCATTACCTTTGCAGACAATGAGTGAAGACAACAACAAGACCGGCAGAGGCGGAGCCCGCCAAGGATCCGGACGCAAACCGATAACAGACGAGGCGCGCAGGCGCAACGCGACGGTCTCCTTCCGAGTGAGGGAGACCACCCGCGCCGCCCTTCAGGAACTACGCGCCCAGGGCATCGACATAAACGCCGAGCTCGAGAGACTGGTCGCAAGGCTGGCCAAGAGGGACACCAAAGGCTGACACCTCCCGACCTGCTGCGACCTTTAGAGAACTCAAAAAAAAGCGGCAGGACCACACCGAGAGCTGCCAAGGCCCCCAATGACCCCCGGTGAACTCAAGCGGCTAATCTTCCCAGCACCACAAAGACCGCTGAAAATCAGCGAAATAGCAAAAAGGGACACCAAAAGGACACCAAAACGTCTAAAAGGTGGCCCTTTTTTCGTCGTTTTTAGTCCCGATTGAACAAAGACATCGCCGCAGCTTTGGAGGAATCGGCAATGCCGATGTAGGGCTTCATGGACTCATAATCCGCGTGCCCGGTCCATTGCATGACCACCGTGGGCGAGATGCCCATAGCCAAAGCATTACAGATAAACGTCCGGCGCCCAGCATGAGTGGAAATCAGCGCCCACTTTGGATGCACCTCGTCGTGGCGCTCCGAGCCGCGGTACCAGGTGAGATGCACAGGATCATCAATGCCACACAGGCGGCAGAGCTCGTGGAGGTTCCGGTTCATTACCTGGTTCGAGATGGACGGAAAGACCCGATCGCCGGCATACCCTTCATCCGCATAGCGCCAAAGCAGCTCCGTGCTCCATTTATTCAGCTGAATCTGCAGAGGCTCCGCCGTCTTCACCGTGGTCAAGGAGAAAGACGACTCGCCCACATCCGACCAGCGGAGATTCATGGCATCGGAGTACCGGAGAGAGCTGAAGCAGCAAAAGCAGAAGATGTCCCGGACCTGGCCCATGAACTCCCGGCCCACAGCGTCAAAGTTCCAGAGCAGCATCAGCTCGTCCCACGTCAGGAAGACGACCGTCCGCGCTACACTTTTAAGCTTAGGTTTGAAAGACCGATAGTCCTGGCACTGGAGCAGCCCGGCGGAATCTGCCCAGCCAAGGAACCAGCGAAGATACCCTAAATGCTTACGCACCGTGGAGTTTTTATGGCCGCGAGCATCCCGGAGGAACCCCACATAAGAAGCCAGGCCGTGCTCGTCGAAATCCGACCAGGAGAGCGCCGGCCTCCACTCGCAGAGATGATGACGGACAACCCGCATCTGGGCATGAGTGGCATCGCTCCAGGAATTCTTCACACCTCGCTCCCGGCAAAACCGGTCAAAGCAAGACAGCACATCCTCCACCGGCACCTCGCTCTGCTGCGACAGCCGTCCCTGCACAGCCGCCCGGACATCAGGCACCGAGGGAAACAGATCTCGAGACACAAAATCAGCAAAGACCCGGTCCACCACGTCCTGATACCGGACAATTTCGTCATTGATAGCAGCTGCAGGAATGCGGCGCGCACCATGGAACGAGCCAGGAACACAGCGCTGGCGCTCGGAGTCCCAGCGCTCCGGATTCACCCGATAGCCGGTGTTCACCGTGACGATGAACCGGGAGCTGCCCCACTTGATCCGGCACTGGAGCTGAGGGTCGAGCTCCCGATCATGCCGATGGAGGCAGAACAGCACCTTGTATTTTATAGGAGTCCCCATAGCTATCTCGAGCTTTGGAACCCTTCGATGATGCCCAGGAGCCGGTCAATCTGCTCCTGGCTTTTTGCGTTCTGGGCCTGGGCCTCCCGGAGAGCCGCCACCAGGCCGGCATCCGCAGTCAGGTCCCGACCCGCTACGGTGTTCCCATCACCCTGGACGGAGACAGGGCCCACCAGAGGAGTCACATCCCAGCCGCGGTCATTCTCCAGCAAGCGCTGCCGCTGCTCGTAGGGAAGATCCACGCGGCCATTCTCGATCTGTGAAACAAAAGACTTGCTCACGCCCAGAAAGTCGCCAAGCTCCTCCTGGGTCAATTTGTTGAGGCGACGGAAAGCCGTCACCCGGTCGTTTTTCGTAGCCATAACAAAAAAAGTTTACTTAATTTCCATTAAATGTTTGGAATTTCCATTTACTTTGCTTAACTTTGCCAAAGAAAAGGAAAGAAAGTAAGCAAAGTTAATTAAAAACCCTTTACCGAACAAGTTATGGCACAGAAAACAAACAATCCCAAGCAAGCCGAGATCGAGCTCATCGAAAAACTCTTTGCAATGGACGGCTACTTCGCCGCCGCCTTCACCCGCGCCGACGTCACGATGATGGAGTGCAACATCAACGCCGACTACGACCTCCTCTGCAGAACCACCCGCGACGAAAGCTCCAGGATCGCCCAGCTCGAAGCAGAGCTCAAGAGAGCCTACGAGACCATCAACGAGAAGACCAAGCTCGTCAGCGAGCTGGCCACGGAGCGCGACGGCGCCATCGCCAACTTCCGAGCCGCCCAGAAAGAGAACGACGACCTGCAGAACGACCTCTACGAGAAAGCCCACGACTGCGAGCGCCTCAAGTACCAGATCATCACCCGGGACCTCCAGCTCGGAAAAGAGCTCACCAAAGAGCAAAGGAACCTGGTCCTGGAGACCCTCGAGGGATACGAAGACTAAATCACCGGAGGGCCTTCGGGCCCTCCCCCAAAAACCTTATAAAGCAATGGAAATCATCAAGCACACATCAGGAAAGGCCATCGGCCAGATCAGCGTCCGAAACACCATCGCCACCATGGAGAGAGGCGAGGAATGGACGGCAGAGCCCGGCGACATCAAGCTCGGCTATGCCCAGGTCTGCTGCTCCCAGTACGGAGCCGAGACCGGCAAGCAATTCCACGTCTCCAGCCCCAAAGAGGCCAACGGACGTATAACCATCAAGCGAATCAACTAACCATGGAACAGAACGAGACACCCAAGACCGACTGGCTGAACGAGGATGCCGCCAACGAGATAGACCTCGACGCCATCATGAACAAGATCTGCCGCTACACCTGGGCAGGACTTGGAATCGCCTGCCTGGCCGGCGCCATCTTCGCCGGAGCCTGGTGGCACCTTTTCACCGCTGCCATCTGCGGAGTCATGTGGCTGGCCTTCAAAGCAGAACAACCCGAAGACGAAAATGGAAAATAGCGACCAAATGTACTGCATCCTTTGCCACGGACGAGGTCTCAACAGATGGGACTACACCTGCCACCGCTGCAAGGGCACCGGCTACGAGCCAGAGGTGCTCGAGCTGGGCAAAGGAGCAGCTGGCTGCCAATTCGACCCCTATGCCCGGCCCGGTGGGTCAAGCCATAACTTGAATCTTTCCACACAGACGGAGGGTCCGACTCCCTCCCCGGGCACAACCCGCTGAATGCGGGGCTACAACACACAAAACATTTTACTTTCATAAAGTTGGTATGGCGGCACTGCCGCGACGGTACTGCCGCCTTTTTAACGACAAAACGACAGACGAAATGAACGATAGAACGTACATAGCAGACCTCACCACCGACGAGCTCCAGGCCCTGATCAGGGTCACCGTCGCCGAGGCATTACAGCTCCAGCCCCGCTGGGTCTCCGGCATGGAGGGACTCATGGAGATCTTCGGATGCTCCGAGAGCACCGCCAAGCGAATCAAGAAAAGCGGGACCATCAGGAGGGCCATCCATCAGCAAGGCCGGACCTTCGTCACCAACGCCACACTCGCCCTCGAGCTTTACGGATCCAAGACCGGAAAACACATCAATCCTTAATTATATGGAACCCATCAGAATCAACATCAACGTCACCCTGGACGCCAGCGACCAACTGCTGCAAGCCGTCCAGGCACTGATCGGACAGCGCGCCCAGGCGCCCGCCGCTCCGGAACACAAACCTGCCCCGCAGGTCGAGACAAAGCCCGCACCCAAGCCGGAGACCAAAGAGGCTCCCGCCCCTGAAGCTCCTGCGGAAGCGCCCGCGCCGGCAGAGACCACGGAGATCTCCGACGAGGAGCTCCGGGCCATCATCAAGGAGACCCGCACGGCATCCTCACCGGCAGCCGTCCGCGCCCTCTTTAACGAATTCGGTATCAAGACCAGCATCGAGTGCCCGATGGAGCGTCGAGCAGAACTCGTGGCCAAGTTAAAAAAATTAGCAGCTTAACACTATGCCCACGACCCACGCAATCCTCGCTCCATCGGCCTCCAAGCGCTGGATGACCTGCCCGCCTTCAGCACGGCTGGAGGCGCAGGTCCCCAGCAAGGAGACCGCCTACACCAAAGAGGGCACCATCGCCCATTCGATGGCGGAGACCCTCCTGCGCATCTGCCTCGAGCAGAAAGGACAGCTCGTCGAAGACTTCGTCGACAAGTTCCAGATCGCCTACAACGCCACCCAGGGCACCGGCAAGATGGCGCCCCTCTACCAAGAGCTGGCCACCCACGTCCACCAGGCCCAAGACGAGCAGCTGGACCCCTGGGAGATGATGGCCACCGTCCTCAACTATTACTGCCGCCCGGTCTTCGACGACTACCTCGCCGCCATTGGAGAGGACCCGGATGCCATCCTCCTGGTGGAGCAGCAGCTCAAGCTCTCCGAGTATATCCCCGAGGGCTTCGGATCCAGCGACGCCGTCATCATCTGGGGAAGCACCCTGGCCGTTTACGACCTCAAATACGGCAAAGGAGTCAAGGTCAGCGCCAAGAACAACACGCAGATGAAATGCTACGCCCTCGGCGCCATCCTCGGCCCCGGAGAGCTCTACGACCTGGCCCAGATCCGGATGACCATCATCCAGCCCCGCCTGCAGTGGATCAGCACAGACGAGAGCACCTACTGGGACATTTTGAAATGGGCCACAGAGGAGCTCAGGCCCGCAGCCGTCCTGGCATACCAGGGAGGCGGAGACTTCGTCCCGGGAGAGCACTGCCGCTTTTGCAACGTAGCGCCCCGATGCAAGGCGCTGGCCGCAAAGGCATCCCAGCTGAACGCCAGCAGAGGCGACACTGCCCTGATGACCAACGAGGAAATCGCCGAGGCCCTCATCAACGCGCAGCAGCTCAAGAGCTGGCTCACCGGGCTCGAGGCCTACGCCTTGGAGAAAGCCCTCGAGGGCCAGACCTTCCCCGGCTTCAAAGTGGTCGAGGGACGCAGCGTCCGCCAGATCAGCGACCAGGCCGCGGCAATGCAGACCCTCGAGGACGCCGGCTTCGACGAGGCCAGCTACTGCAAGCCCAAGGAGCTAAAGACCATCAGCGACCTCGAGAAGCTACTCAAGAAAAAAGGATTCCAGGAGCTGCTGGGCCAGTACGTCATCAAGCCCCAAGGCAAGCCCGCCCTCGTTGAGGAGAGCGACCCCAGGCCTGCGATGAACAGCGCCTCCAGCGCAGCGGAAGAATTCAAAGACATTCAATAACACCTTTTTATAAACCCTTTAAACGAAAAAACGTCATGAACGAAAACGTCACAACGAAAGTGAAAATCGGCGAGGTCCGATTCAGCTATGTCCACATCTTCACCCCCGAGGCCGTGGCAGAGGGAAGCGACAAAAAGTACAGCGTCTCCCTGATCATCCCCAAGTCCAACAAGAAGCTCGTCGCCGAGATCAAAGCTGCCATCGAGGCAGCCATCGAGGCAGGAGTCGCCCAGCGCTTCGGAGGCAAGCGCCCGCTCAACCTCCGCAGCCCTCTGCGCGACGGAGACCTGGAGAAAGCAGACGATGACGCCTACGCAGGCGCATACTTCATCAACGCCACCTCCAAGACCAAGCCCGGCATCGTCAAGCGCGTCAAGCTCAACGGCGAAAACAAGCTGGTCGAGGTGACCAACGAGGACGACGTCTACAGCGGATGCTTTGGATTCGCCTCCGTCAACTTCTTTGCCTACAACAACGCAGGCAACAAGGGCATCGGCGCAGGCCTCAACAACATCCTGAAGACCCGAGACGGAGACTACCTCGGAGGACGATCCAGCGCAGAGTCCGACTTCGGAAACGGAGCCATAGACCTCGACGCCTACGAAGACTTCGACGACCTGCCTGAATAGGCAGCACAAAGGACCGGATGGTATAAGGGCATAACCGCCGGGACGAGGGAAATCCGAGAGCAAGCAGCCTCGCCGCTGGAGATGCCGGTTCGAGTCCGGCTCCGGTCCCAAATTAACCGCCGAAAGGCACAAAAACCTACAAAAATGAAGATTTACATCATCAACCCCGACAACAACAAGCCCGTCACCATCGAGGACTGGCGCAAAGACGAGAACCCGACCAGAGCCCAGCTGCTCGCCATCGAGACGGAAGACGGACACCTGCTCTGCATGAGCAAGAGCTACCTCCCCGGAGAGCACACCTTCGAGGACGCCCAGAAAGCCTGCGCAGCCTTCCATCCACTGGAGAGCATCACCTTCAGGAGCCCAAGCCGCAAAGAGTGCATCGACATCTACGACGCCCGCTTCCAAGGCCTGGACGAAGCCATCAAGCTCACCGGAGGAGACTACGCCCAGAGAGGCCGCTACCACTGGACCGGAGATCGGGACACGGACCCGAACTACGCCTACTACGCCTGGTACTCCAGCGGCGGCAGCGGCATCCTCGACTACAACAGCATGTGCAGCTCGAGCCTGGCGCTCCCGGTCGCGCTTTTGAAGTGAGCGAAGCGAACCCTTCAAAATTAACCCTTAGTGCCCGGGGCTCCGTCCCCGGGCGATTAACCACCGCGCCAGATGAAAACACTGCACATAGACATCGAGACCTACAGCCCGGAGCCAATCGCAGATACAGGGCTCTACAAATACGCCGCCAGCCCGGAGTTTGAAATCCTCCTCGTGGCATACGCCCGAGACGACGAACCCACGCAGATCGTGGACCTCGCCCAGGGAGAGGAGCTGCCCGACTGGTTCATCCTGGCCCTGCAGGATCCGGAATATCGCAAGGCTGCGCATAACGCCTCCTTCGAGCGCGTCTGCTTCAGCAACTACCTGCGCCGCAAGGGCATCCTCGCCCCAGGCCAATGGCTCGACCCTTACCAGTGGCACTGCACGATGGTCCAGTGCTCCCGCTGCGGCCTTCCCCTGAGCCTCGCCCAGGCAGGTGCAGCGCTCGGACTCGCAGAGCAAAAGATGACAGAGGGCAAAGCCCTCATCAAGCTCTTCTGTACACCAAAGAGCGAGAAAGCGCCCGCCGGCATCTTCGGTGAAGACGACGGCAGGAACCACCCCGAGGACTTCCCCGACAAATGGGAGATCTTCAAAGACTACTGCATCAGGGACGTGGACGTCGAGAGGCAGATAGACAAAGCGACCGCCTGGTACCCGGTCTCCCTTCAGGAACAGAGGCTCTACGCCATAGACCAGGAGATCAACGACCGCGGAGTCCTGCTGGACATGGAGCTCGTCAGGAACGCCGTCCGGGCAGACACCATCCAGACCGCCCGCCTCAACGAGGAAGCAATGAAGCTGACCGGGCTCTCCAACCCCAACAGCGTACCACAGCTCAAGCGCTGGCTCTCCGAGACACTCGGCATCAGCCTTGACACCCTCAACAAGAAAGACGTGGCTGACATCAAGGGAGCCACCGACGACCCCCGCGTCCGCAGAGTCCTCCAGATCCGGAGCGAGATGGGCAAGACCTCCAACAAGAAATACGAAGCGATGCTCGCCGTAGCCGGAGACGACAACCGCGTCCGCGGGCTCCTGCAGTTTTACGGAAGCCGGACAGGCCGCTGGGCCGGACGCCTGGTCCAGGTGCAGAACCTGCCCCAGAACCACATCAAGGATCTGGACTTTGCAAGGACCTGCCTCAAGGAAAACGACATCGAAATGATAGAGATCGGATACGGCAACGTAGCCGACACCCTCTCCCAGCTCATCCGCACAGCCTTCATAGCGCCCAAGGGCAAAACCTTTGCAGTTTGCGACTTCAGCGCCATCGAGGCCCGCGTCCTCGCTTGGATAGCCGGCGAAGACTGGGTGCTCGACGCCTTCCGCGCCGGCAAGGACATCTACTGCGAGACCGCCTCCCAGATGTTCCACGTCCCGGTCGAGAAGCACGGCGCCAACGCAGAGCTCCGGCAAAAGGGAAAGATCTCCGTCCTGGCCCTCGGCTACGGAGGAGGCGTCAGCGCCCTGGACGCGATGGGAGGCAAGCGCCAAGGAATGACAGAACAGGAGGAGGCCGACACGGTGCGCAAATGGCGCGCTGCCAATCCGAAGATAGTCCAGTTCTGGAGCGACGTCGAGAACGCCGCCAAAGAATGCGTGATTACCAAAGCCACCACACACGTCGGACCGCTCGAGTTCAAAATGCACGGCACCACGATGACCATCCAGCTGCCCAGCGGACGCCTCATCAGCTACCCCGACATCAAGCCCTCGACAAACCGCTTCGGATCCAGCAGCCTCCAGTACCACGGCCTCAACCAGGTGACCAACAAATGGAGCTGGATAGAGACCTACGGAGGGAAGCTCACCGAGAACATCATCCAGGCCACGGCCCGAGACTGCCTGGCAGAGGTGATGTACCTCATCAGCTTCCACTACGCCAACCCCTACGACATCGTCTTCCACGTCCACGACGAGATCATCTGCGAGGTCCCGGAGGACCAAGCCGAGGAAGCGCTCGCCTGGATCCGGGACATCTTCAGCAAGAATATGCCCTGGAACGAAGGACTCCCGCTGAACGGAGCCGGATACATCACACCTTACTACCTAAAAGATTAGCACAATGCAAGCACTCAAAGAAAACGGCGAATTCACAGACGAGGTCGTCACCCAGCTGGCCGTCATGGCAGAATGCGTCTACGGCGCAGAGCTCATCGCCTACCGGATGAGCAGGGTCCTGGATCAAAAGGGCATCACCGGCACCGTATTCCACAACCGGAAGCAGGCGCTCACCCGCGCCCGCCAGGCCCTGGACAACTGCCTCCACAACCTGGAGATAGCCTTCGACACCCAGGTCTTCGACAGAGCGACTCGGAACAGCGTAGAGCGCACAGAGGCACTCCACTACCAAGCCAATGACGTGGTCCAGGTCCTCCTCCTTTACTTCTCCCGCTGCGACGAAAGCGAGGGCAAGCGGGACGCCATCAAAAAGATGCTCCGCCGGTTCAAACAAAACCCCGGCCTCGACATTGAGAGCGTCATCGATTACTACAGAGTGAAATGACAGAGAGAGAATACCAAATATCAGTCGGTCGGTCAAGGACCGAGACCGCATGGATGAACAAGACCGTCACCTGGGCCACCCTGGCAGCCAGGCTCAAGAACTGCAAGCGGACCGCAGAGAGCGTCTCCGACTACAAGGCAATGAGCCGGCCCCAGAAAGGAAAGGCCAAGGACACCGGAGGATTCGTCGGAGGCCCCATCGACGGAGGACGCCGCAAAGGCGACAGCATCATCTGCCGCAGCCTCGTGACCCTCGACATCGACTACGGCCAGACGGACACACCGGACATCGTCGCAGATGTGCTCTACGACACCGCCTGGTGCCTTTACAGCACACACAGCCACACGCCCGAAACGCCGCGCTTCAGGCTCGTCATCCCGCTGAGCCGGGACGTCACCCCGGACGAATACATCCCCATCGCCCGCCGGATCGCAGAGCAAATCGATATAGACATCTTCGACAGCTCCACCTACGAGCCGAGCCGCCTGATGTACTGGCCCAGCTGCCCCAGGGACGGAGAGTACGTCTACCGCTGCAGCGAAGCAGACACGCCGCTGGACGCCAACGAAATCCTCGCCAGCTACAACGACTGGCGGAACGTCGCAGAGTGGCCGATGGACAAAAGGACGATGCGCCTGGTCCACGGCACCGGCGCCAAGCAAGAGGACCCGCTCACCAAGCCCGGATCCATTGGAGCCTTCTGCCGCGTTTACGGAATCACGGAAGCCATCGAATTCTTCCTGCCGGACGTCTACGAGAAGACCGCACACGATGACCGCTACACGTTCATCGGAGGAACCACCGCCGCCGGCCTTGTGATCTACGAGGACAAATACGCCTACAGCCACCACGGCACAGACCCCTGCTGCGAGAAGCTCTGCAACGCCTTCGACTTGGTGAGGATCCACAAATTCGGAGAGCTCGACCAGGACAGCGACATCAACACGCCGGTGGCCAAGCTCCCGAGCTTCGTCGCCATGGAGCGCTTCGTCAGGGAAGACCCCAAGGTCAGCGGCCAGATGGCCAAAGAGAAGCTGCACGAACTTAACGAGGAATTCAAAGACATCCCCGATGACGAGACAGACTGGATAGAGCAGATGCAAATGGACGAGCGCCGCAAGAACTTCCTCGCCTCGCCCTTCAACTTCGGACTCATCATCCGGAACGACCCGCGCCTCAAGGGAGCCGCCCGACGCGACCTCTTCAGGGCCCGCGACATCGTAGTCCGGGACCTGCCCTGGCGCAGCAAAGACATTGACCCCTACTGGACCAACAGCGACGACAACGGCCTCATCGACTTCATGAGTGAGCACTACAGCCTCACCGGAAAGACCGCCATCCTGGACGCCTTCGATCTGGCCGTCAGCCAGGACTGCTACCACCCGGTGAGGGACTACCTCAAGACCCTCAAGTGGGACGGCACCCCGAGGCTCGACACCCTGCTCTCCGACTACCTGGGAGCCGTGGACTGCGAGCTCGTCCGGGCAATGACCCGCAAACACTTTGTAGCAGCCGTGGCCCGCGTCATGCGCCCAGGCGTCAAATACGATTACATCCTCACCCTCATAGGACCGGAGGGGCTCGGCAAGACCTCCCTCATCAGGACACTCGCCCGGGACTGGTTCGATAACAGCATCTCCAGCATCGACGGCAAAGACGCCATGGAGCAGATCCGAGGCAAATGGCTCGTCGAGATGGGAGAGCTCACCAACTACAAGAACTCCACCAGCGAGGCCTACAAGAACTTCATATCAAAGCAGGAGGACAACTACCGCCCGGCCTACGCCCGGAAAACCGAAACCTTCCCGCGGCAGTGCGTCTTTTTTGCCACCACCAACGAGCCCAACTTCCTCAAGGGCAGCACCGGTAACCGCCGATTCTGGACCGTGGAATGTGGGGAGGACATAACGACCAAAGACGTCTGGGACGACCTCCCCGGAGAGGTGGACCAGATATGGGCCGAGGCCGTGGTCCGGTTCCAGGAGGGAGAGACACTCTACCTGAGCCACGAGCTCGAGACCAAGAGCCGCGAGCTGCAGACCGCCCACAACGAGCTGGCAGCGGATGACCGCGCCGGCATGATTGAAGCCTTCATCCGGAAAGAGCTCCCGACCACCTGGGAGTCAATGACGATGAAGCAGAGACAGGACTGGTTCAGGCTCTCCAGCGAGACGGAGAGCTCGGAGCCCAGGATGAAGCGCGAGACCATCTGCGCCGTTGAGGTCCTCGTGGAGCTCTTCGGACAGCAGCTGGACGAGAAGACCCGCTACCGCACAAAAGACATCAACCAGATCATGCGCGAGCTCCCGGACCTCGAGTACATCGGCAGAGGCTACGACAAGGCCTACGGACGCCAGCACAGATTCAAAATCAAAGACCCAGAATGAGGACCGTCAACGGAATCAACATCTACTGGCAGACCGAAGACGACCTGCCCAGCAGCTGCGGAAGCTGCCCCTTTTACTTCGACGGATCCACGTCCGTCCCAGGAGTCGGCAGCACGCAGGAAAGAGGACTCTGCAACCTCCGGGAGATGATGAAAGGCAGATGGACTGACACACCGCAGGCCTGCCTCCGCTTTTTCCGCAGGATCCTCAAGGCCCTGGACGGAGAGCGATACGTCATAGTTTTACGAGATGAGAACCTATAACTTTTTCACCCGATGCGCCATCCAGAACGCGCCCCTTTACCGGCTCAGGGAAAGAGCCCTCAACCCAAAAAACCTACACGAAAATGAACCCCAGAACAAGACAAGCAACCGGACACATCGACCGCGACGGACGGATGATCCACAGGCACGATGAGGTAGCCGTGACCAGGCGGCCACACTACATCAACACCAACTACGAGACCGAGCCGGCACGCCGCGCCCGCGTCCTTTGGGTAGGCCGGAAATGGCTCCTGTACTTCGAAAACGGAGCCACGGAAGACCTCAATAACTACGGCCAAAAAGAGCTCAAATTTATGGGACAATAGCCAAAAACGCATTGTCCCATAAAACGGGACAACAAAATCATTGTCCCACGATTGTCCCAAAGATTGTCCCACGCCCAAAAGACTGAAAGCCAAAGAGTTAGCCCCAAAATGGGACAATGGGACAATAAAATCAGCAAAAAAACATTTTTAGCGAATTATGTCGGAAACCAATAAGAAAGACTACATAAATGGCCCCTGCGGGAAAGTTACGCGCGCGCGAGTCCCATTGTCCCATTGTCCCAAAAAGCAGGAAAGCGAGAAGACTCTCGAGGCCCGGCTGCGGAAAGAAATCGAGAAGCGAGGCGGCATGGCCATCAAGCTGATGAGCCAACTCCACCGAGGACTGCCGGACCGGATGATCATCATGCCCCAGGGCTGCATCTATTTCGTCGAGCTCAAGAGCACCGGCGAAAAGCCCACCGGACTGCAGACCCACTGCCACAACCAACTCCGGAACCTCGGCCACACCGTCTACGTCATAGACACCACCCAACGCCTGCAGGACTTCCTGTTCATCCTGGACGTCGAGCAGCTGGAGAAAGCCAACTCACCCAGAAGATGAAATACACCCCGCACGCATACCAAGAGCGAGCCACGCAGTTCATCATCGACAACCGGTACTGCGCCCTCTTCCTGGACATGGGTCTCGGGAAGACGGTCGCCACACTCACAGCGCTCCAGCAGCTGAAGGAGGACTACTTCGAAATCGACAAGACCCTGGTGATAGCGCCCAAGTCCGTGGCCCGGAATACGTGGACAGGTGAGTCCCATAAATGGGACCACCTGCGGAGCCTCAAAATCTCCGTCATTATGGGCACACCAGCCCAAAGACGGAAAGCCATCGAAGCGGAGGCGGACATTTACGTCGTGAACCGGGACAACGTCAAATGGCTCGTGGACTACTGCGACCTCGAGCTGGTCCGCTGGCCTTTCGACAGCGTCGTCATCGACGAGAGCTCCAGCTTCAAAAACCCGCAGAGCCGCAGGTTCAAAGCCCTGCGACGGATGCGCTGGCTGATCCGAAGAATCGTCCTGCTGACCGGCACGCCCAGCCCCAACGGACTGATGGACCTCTGGTCGCAGATAGAGCTGCTGGACAAAGGCGCGAGACTCGGCAGGACCCTCACCATGTACAGGCAGGAGTACTTCAGGCCCGGACGGCACAACGGACACGTCGTCTACGAATGGATCCCGAAGCCCGGATCCAGAGAACGGATCACAGACGCCATCAGCGACATCTGCCTCTCTATGCAGGCGAGCGACTACCTCGAGATGCCAGATCTCATCCAGGCCGGAACCACCATCGCCCTGAGCGACTCCGAGCAGAAAGCCTACTTGGAATTCGAGAAAGAGCAGCTGCTGGAAATCGACGAAGCAGAGATAGAGGCAGTGACCGCCGCGGCCCTCACCAACAAGCTGCTGCAGTTCACCGGAGGAGCCGTCTACGACTCCGAGCATGACTGGCACGAGGTCGGCCAAAGCAAGATGGAGGCCCTGAGCGACATCCTCGAAGCAACCGAGGAGCCGGTGCTGGTCTTTTACGCCTACAAGCACGAATTAGAACGAATCCAGTCCAAATTCGAACATTTACAGCCCGAAATCTTCCAAGGAGAGCCCGAAATCTTACAAAAATGGAACAGAGGCGAAATCCGCCTGCTACTTTGCCACCCGGCCTCCGTGGCATACGGACTCAATATGCAGCAGGGAGGCAGGACCATCATCTGGTACACGCCCACCTGGAACCTCGAGCTTTACCAGCAAGCCAATGCCAGGCTCTACCGGCAAGGGCAGGACAGGCCGGTCCTCCTTTACCACATCGTCGCAACTGGCACGATGGACGAGAGGGTGATGGAGGCCCTCTCCGGAAAGGGAGACTGCCAGACCGCTCTGCTCCAGCGGATCAAGGAGTTAAGGAAAGTATAGGAAAATTCATTAACTTTGCACAAAACGAACAGGTACACATGGGAAACACTCACACACGACCACTGACGGAGGACGACTTCAGGGCAAACGAGGCCCGGAGGCTCCAGGAGCTGGCAGGCCTGATCAGGGCCACCGGCCAGACCGCACGACAGATAGCCGACGAGTGCCACCTCGACAAGCGGACAGTGCTGCGGGCCTTGAGGGCAGAACCGCTCAAGAGCGACGCCACCGCCCGGCTGGAGTTTTACGCCAAATACACAATCACCTATGGAATTCCGAAAGATAAAGCTCGGACGGCTCGAGCTTAACAAGGGCCAGGTCCACGGCCTGCCGGCGAACCCGCGAAAGTGGACCAAAGGCGACGTGGTCTCCCTGGCCAGGTCGATGGAGGAGACGCCCGAGCTTGCAGAGGCCCGAGGCGCCATCGTCTATCCGGTCGGCTCGGCCTTCGTTGTGCTGGGAGGCAACATGAGAGTGGAGGCAGCCAGGCACCTCGGCTGGCAGGAGCTCATGTGCGCCGTGCTCCCAGAGACCACACCCACGGAGAAACTCAAGCAGATCGTCCTCAAGGATAACTCCAGCTTCGGAGCCTGGGACGTCGACCTGCTGAAAGCGGACTGGGGAGAGTTCGAGTTCATGGACATCGGCATCAAGCTGCCGGACATCCCGCCCAAGGGCAACAAGAAAGCCCGCGACGACGGCTACGACCCGAGCAGGATCCTGGGACGGAAGACCCCACCCAAGACCAAACGAGGTGACCTCATTCAGCTGGGAGAGCACCTCCTCATCTGCGCAGACACCAAGGACGTCCACGCCCTCGAAAAATTGATGGGGGGGGGGTAACTCATTAGCGGACCTTTTGGTGACAGACCCGCCCTACAACGTGGCAATAAGCAACAGCGACGGCAAAACGATAGAAAACGACGATATGAGCGACGGCGCCTTCCGAGACTTCCTCTACGGATGCTTTGTGGCAGTCAGGGACTGCCTCAAGGCCGGAGCCGCCTGTTACATCTGGATGGCCAGCAGCGAGATCGACGCCTGCATCGAGGCATACGAGAAAGCCGGCCTTCTTTACAAGCAGCTGCTGATCTGGGTGAAAAACTCGTTCACCCTGGGGAGGCAGGACTACCAATGGCAGCACGAGAGCTGCGTCTACGGATGGAAACCGGGAGCCGGTCACTACTTCAGCGACAGCCGCCGGGAGTCCACCGTCAAGGAAGACAAGCTGGACCTGGAGCACATGAGCAAGACGGACATGAAGCTGCTGCTCCAGCAGATCTTCGAGGAGAACGGCATACCCACCACCGCGCTCCATTACGACAAGCCCAGAAAGGACGACGAGCACCCGACGATGAAGCCGGTGCCCCTTTTCGGAGACCACATCATCAACAGCAGCCGCGCAGGCGACATCGTGCTGGACCCCTTCGGAGGCAGCGGCACAACCCTTATCGCCTGCGAGCAGCTGGGCCGGCGCTGCCGGATGGTGGAGCTCGACCCCGTCTACTGCGACGTGATCGTCGACCGGTGGGAGAAATTCACAGGACAAAAGGCCATCAGGCCGTAACGATTAAAGCACTATGGACAATGGCGAGGATCTCTTCAGCGGGCTCGACCTCTTCAGCTTTGACGGCAAGCCGCCGGTACCAGACGAGGCACCGGAGCCAGAGCCGGAGAAAGAGAGCAAGAGCAAAAAGGGACGGAAGCACAGATACACCGAGGTCTACGAGCTGACTCCGAAATTCGAGTATCGGCGCGCCTTCAGCGAAAGCAAGCTGCTGGACGCGCTGGCCGCTCCGGGCTTTCATTTCCAGGAGGGACACGCCTACAACTTCATCACCGCCGGAGACGTTGACAGCCTCTCATTTTTGAAAGCCGTCCTCCGGCAACAGGACCTCGACTACTGCCTGGCCTCCACCTGGTGCATGGGCGCAGAGGACATCCTGCAATTCCGGGAGTGGGTAGAGGCCGACCGGATCCGGAAGCTCGACATTTACGTCGGCGAGATTTTCAGTGGCAGCTACGCCGTGGAGTTCCAGATGCTCAAGAGACTCTACCAGGACCACCCGGACCTCGGACGATTCGCTCTCTTCAGGAACCACAGCAAGGTCTACGCCGGCACCGGCCCGCTTTGGAGCTTTGGCATCCAGAGCAGCGCCAACATCAACACCAACCCCAGAACGGAAAACACCTGCATCACCATTGACCGCGGGCTGTTTGAGTTTTACAAGAAATACTACGACGGAATCAAATCCTTTGAATGATGAAATCAGGCAAGCACTACAGCAAGGCGCAGATCAAGCAGATCAAGGCGGACTTCCTCGAAGCGCTCAAGGCCAGCGCCGGCCTCGTCACCCAGGCCTGCAAAAAGGTCGGCATCGGATCCAGGAAGACCCTCTACGAATGGCGCTCCAAGGATCCGGACTTCGACGCCGCCTGGGAGGAGGCCAGCAAGGAGGCATCCGAGATGGCGCTCGACCTCGCAGAGTCAGCGCTGATGCGCAACATCCAGGCAGGAGACACCAAGGCCATCAAGTTCTACCTCCAGTGCAAGGGCAAGCCCCGCGGCTACGACCTGCGGCAGGAGATAGACCTCAACGCCACGGTCACCCGGCCCAAGGTCGTATTTGAAGACGACGAGGATGGCGTACAGGATTAGCAAAAAGTACAAGCCCCTCTGGGACGCCACGACCCGCTACACCATCGTCACCGGTGGCCGCGGATCGGGCAAATCTTATGCGCTCGCCTGCGCGATGCTGGACAGCACCTACGACGACGAGTTCAACAGCCTCTATACCCGATGGAACCTCACGAGCGCAGAGATATCCATCATCCCGGAATTTGTCGAGAAGATGGACATCGGCGACTGCCGTAACGCCTTCTACGTCCGGAGGCGAGACGTCCAGAACCGCGCCACCGGAGGCCGCATCTGGTTCCGAGGCATCCAGCAAAGCTCGAAAAACCAAATCGCCAAGCTCAAGTCCCTGAACCGCCTGAAGACCTGGGTGCTTGACGAGGCCCAGGAGCTGATGTCGGAGGCGACCTTCGACACCATCGACCAGAGCATCCGCGAAAAGGATGCAGAGAACAGAGTCATCCTGGTCCTCAACCCGGCGGACATCAGCCACTGGATCTACCGCCGCTTTTTTGTGGAGCCCGGCGTGCCTTACGACTTCAACGGCACCAAGGGAAACGTGACCTACATCCACACCACCTGGGAGGACAACAAGTCCAACCTCTCCCAGAGCTTCATCGACATCGCAGAGGAGCTGCGCGAAAAGAACCCCGACAAATACGAGCACCTCTACGGAGGCAAATGGCTCGTCCGGAAAGAGGGCCTCATTTACAAGGACTGGCAGGAGATCCCCGAGGACGAATACCCCGACGGCCTGCCCCAGTGGTGGGGAAACGACTGGGGCTACGGCGGAGACCCGGACGCGCTGGTGCGGATGTGTTACGACCCGGTCACCGGCACCCTCTACCTCAAGGAGATCTGCTACCAGACCGGCCTGCTGCCTCGGGACATCGCCGCCCGCATCATTCAGGACGGAGAGCAGCTGGTCCACCACTACGAGACCAAGCGAGACGAAAACGGAGAGCTGCTCCGCGGAGAGGACGGACAGCCGCTCAAGTTCCCGGTCTATTACAGCCCCGGCCTTTGCGAGGTCTACTGCGACCCGGCCAGGCCCGACAGCATCGCCGAACTCCGGCGGATCTACGGCATCAGCGCCAGCGGAGGAGTCAACCGCAGCAAGAGCGAGCGAGTCGCCTGGCTGCAGGGATTCCAGGTCCGCTACGTCGGCGCCCACATCAAGAGCGAGGTCGAGGCTTACAGCTGGAAGCCCAACAAGGACGACGAGTCCATCTTTACCGACGAGCCCCAGGACGGCAACGACCACGCCATGGACGCGACCAACTACGGAGCCTTCACTCACCTCCACCGGATGGGCATAAGCAACCAAATGCACTGACCCATTGAGAGCAAAACCCGCAACCCTTTATAACTTCGCACAAAAGACAGCACGCCATGAAGATAATCAGCAACAAGAAATACAAGGAGCTGCTCCAGATCAAGGGCTACTACGACGGCGACAACGCCGATAACGAGTA